GTCTGATCTACACTAGCATTTTTAGAATGTATACCAGGTCTCTTAGTTTTCTTCTTTTTGCGATATGATGTGACTTGTATTTTTGCCATTACTGATGCATTTTATTTCCGAAGACCTTTTCAACACCTCTTGATCCGAAATAGCCACCAATTACAATACTTAAAAGTCCTGTGATTGAATCTAAAGGATAACTCATATACCATCCTGCAACATAACTAACTGTAAGAAATACTAAAACTAAAGGCCTTACATTAGAAGCAAGCCATGATCCACTCCTAGCATCTGCAACCCATCTTTTTGTAGTGCCATCTATTTCAGCTCTTTCTACTTCTAATTTTTTTAGTGCAATTGCTTTATCACCATCGCTCATTTCAGAGCCACCAATAATAGCTTGTATTACATTACCTGCAAGCGTATCTCCTGCGACTGCACTAACAACACTAGGGATTTTCTCAAGCAGAAATTTGCCTACTCCTGTCTCCTTAAATGGCTTTTTTTTACTCATATAATACTGTAAGAAGTTTTGCCATTTATTTTTTCAGCTTTGAGGCATCTTCCTCTATTCTGATCTTCGCTCACATAACTAACATGAATCCAAGCAGGATTTGTACTGTTTCCAAATTCCCAAATTAACTGATCAAAACTTAGATTGTCTTTTATGTATTGAAACATCTGTGCATTTGTAGCATGTCCAAAAGTGTCATCTATATCTATTGCACGCCCATCGCAATGTTGGCTTGTTTGAACTTCCGCCAATAGCACGATTTAAATTTTCTGATCTGAAGAAACTATTTATTTTGATTGCTCCGCCTACATATTCTCTAAGAGGCTCGAAAACATTTTGAGCAACACCAACCATATTAGTAGTTTGATAAGCATTTGGTATATTGTTTAAATTAAGACGTAAAGCTGTATTTGATCTAGTAGCTTCTTTAAATGATATGTGTTGACTAATTTTTGTCATCTGTAAACTGAATCCATATTTGCTTGACTAAATATTCCAAAAGGCGAAATACTGCATATCCTCCAAATATGTCGTAAAAGTTCATTTCAAGTGTGATCCATCACATTGTCCGTCTGGATGTTGCGAGTTTCCGCATTGACATGGTTTACTCATTTTTTTAGTTTTGATTTAACTTTCTTTTTTACTGCTTCAATTTTTTCTTCGACTTCGTCTGGAATACCATCTTTGTCAGAATCTTTTAGAATTCCATTATAAGAAAGAGCAGCAATTATAACTGCTGTAATTAAAAGAATTGTAATAAATATTGTCATAATCTATTTTTTTGGGGGGTTATGTTTATCGTCAAAATCCATAGCATTTTTTAATAAAATACGATCAAGCATCATGTCCTGGTTTTGTAACATTTCTTTTTGCAGGTTTATGACCATTTCTTCTAAATTGTCTTTAGCTTTTACTAATAAATCAATTTGTAACTCTTTTTTATCTAGAGCTAATTTGAGAGCTTCTAAGTCATCTTTTTTTGTTCCTGTGATACTTGATATAATTAAAGGAATTGATGCGCCCACAGAGCCTAAAAGCAGCATTACGACTTCTTTGTTTGTTTCTAAGACAGGGAATTGTATTAATAAAACTATAATGCTACATATAAACCCAAAAATTAAAACAGAGCCTAAAAATCCTCTTATTTCTTTGGCAACTCCATTGCTTTTGCTGCTCAAAATATTCATTGCTTAAGTTTTTTACTAATACCGATAATTGTGTACCCTATTGCCAACAATAAACTAATACTCTGTAAATAGGGGTTTGCTTCGCTTACACTAATTCCAAGTGCAAAAATATTAATCACATATAGTTTCAAATCTTCCACCGTTTATGCTATTGCCCAATATAAAAAAGTATTACCTCCATAGTTTGAATCTGCACCATTTAACCTAAAGCCGTCTGTAATAAAACTTACATAACCTGTACTTGTATCTTCAGTATTTGTTAAGTTTGCGTAAAGTGCTTTGTAATCACCTCTTACACTATCAAATATTCTCCAAGCTGCTGAACCTGTTATATTTTTTATTAATACAAATCTTGGGTTAAAACCTAATCCAGTAATATCTTGTCCTGAAGTATTAGCAACATATGTCCCTATTTTTTGATAACCTGCTACTGAATGGAAGGCATAAAAAACATACTCTCCTCCTGTACCGTTTACATTTGAATCACTAGAAACACTAAAAACAGAAGTTGTTGGGTCAGTATTATTCCAAAAATTATAAGTTTGTGCCTGACTATTAGCATTTAAATAAAAATATTTTGTGTTTCCTAAGGGTGCTGCATATACTGTCCACGCTTTCGAAGAACCTCCAATTGTATTTCTTGACTTTACAATAAGAAGTTCAGGAGCAGCAGTCAATCCGTGTGCTATCGTAGCTCCTGCTGAACTATTGCCATTGTAGATTCCAATACTAAATCCTGCATCTACATTTGCACTTACAGTACTTGTAATTGTTCCATTTGTATTACTTACTGCTGAACCTCCTGCTTTCCAACACCACCCAACGTACGTTTTACTACTAAAGTTCATACCAGGATTTGAACCCAGTGTCCATCCATTAGAGTCAAATGATGTAAGAGCATTACTAACGGCAACTTCAGCACTTGTTAAATCCGAAGCAAGATAATTAGTCACACCCCTAACAGAATCAAAAACATTATGTGAAGTGTCAATTGTCCTTCCTTTTACCCAAACAAAGTCTGGTGCAAAACTTAAAGAAGAAATTGATTGAGTTCCACAGTTACCTGTATATATAACAGGAGAAAAATTATCTGTATTGACAAACGGACCACCTGCTGCATCAGTTGATATTAACCTTTTTCATAAACCCATTATATAAAACTTGGAAGTTGATAGTCTGCTATTTGTGCTTTAGTTGAAAGTGCATTTATTTCTGCCTCCTTACTTGCACATTCAGTTCTTAACGCTGCCCTTGAATCTAATATTGATTGTGGTGCTGCTGTACCTTCTTGCGCTCTAATAATTATCCAATCAGTTTTTCCTAACTCACGATTATAGATACTTTTTAAGTTATCTATTTTTTGTGTTTTAAGTTCAGCTACTGTTTGGCTATAAGTCTTGTTTTGTACAGGATAAGTAAAAACGCTATTGTCTGCATCCCATTCTATATCACCTAACTCTTGGCTTTCTTTTATAGTTGGTCTTACTACGTCATAAAAACCATAGGTTTGTAGCTTTTCATTTGAAAATGTATTGAATCCACAAATTACAGCACCCCAATTTTTAGGAGTACTATTAAAAACTGTTATTTTTCCGTCACTATCTTGTATTGCTTTCATATTTATGGTGTTGTATCTGCTGTTATTTTTCCAACTGAATAGTTAATGATTGCTGCTGCATCTGTATCGTCTACACAAACTACTTGTATTAGGTTTTTTTCTGCTGTATCAAAATCCGTAGTTCCGATTTTATTAATTGTTGTACTTGAAAAGTTTGTAGCTAATGTTATTGCAGCACTACTTAAAGTTCCTGTCATTTGGATGTCAATTACTTGACCAAGTTTCATATTTTGAATTGTAAGGGTTGCAGTTGCTACGTTACCTGTAAGTAAAAAAGTTGTTGCAGTAGAAGCATCTAAATTTTGACTTCCTGTTCCTGTACTTGTAGCTTTAGATGTATATCTTGGTTCTAATTTAGCGTGTGTAACTCCATCATCTAAAAGAGATATTGTTACTGCTCCTGTAGCTGAATCTCGTGCTATTGGTGCTGTTGCTGTTATACTTCCTACATCTCCTGCATCGTCTGTATATAATTCTGTAAAATTATTTTGCACTTTCGTGAATGCGGCAAACAGACTATCGCCCCCACCTGCATTCGCAGCTCCTATTGTAATATTTTCTTGTGCCATTATATTATGTCTTATCTGTTGTTATTGATGTTGTATCTACTGTTATACTTGTGTTATCTACTGTGCTATTACAGCTTCCTATTGGATAAATGCTTCCCCATCCGTCTGTTCCTATTCCAGAACCCCACCAACTCTCGCAATATATCGCTCCAAAACTCATAGGACAAAGTCAATATTATATGATTCGTAATTAGGGGAAACGTCTTCGTTTGAATTAGAATACCACTCTGGAAAATTAGCTGAAGCGTTGAAAGCCATGTGATCCAGGAAGCGTTCTGTGTAGCTTTGCGCTCTGTCTCTCTCTACTTGGATTAACTCCTTCACTTCATTTAAGGATGGTTCGCTTGAATTCTCACTTGTTCTTTTAAAAACTCCACCATTAGAAACTGTGTAGGCTGCTGATTTTAAAAACTCCGCAGTTGTCAGATGTATTAAAATGGGTTTTATAAAGTCATTTAAAAGGTTTTTGTGATTTGTTGGAATTGGTGTTCCAGGTAAAGCTGTAATCGCTGTCACATAATAGTTATATAAATCAGTTCCTATAATCTCTCTTAGGTACTGAGTTTGACTTAAATGAAGTGCAGGAATAATCTTGTCCGCATCAATATTTCCGTCCATTATAGGCGATCTTCTCACGATGTCTTCTTTACTTACAAATAATACTTCTGCCATATCTTAGTTTTTTCTTCCTTTATCTGGTCTGTCAATCATTTTCTCACTAACAATTGCAGGCTCTTGTCTTTTACTAGGAGCTTTAATACCTTTTTTTGCTATTTCAGTTTTGTAAATCAAATCTTTTGCAGCGTTTGGATTGTTAGGATCAATTTTTCTATCGTCTTTTAACAAATAGGTTTTTCTTTGGAAAAAATGCGAACAATTGACACCACCTTTGTACTTAAATAAGTTGTAACTGTTTCCACCTTTTGGGTTAAATTCTTTATTCCCTTGAAACTCTCTGTCTAAATCTTCTTTACGATAAACCCTTTTGGCACGAACCATTTTTTTGCAGAACTCTCTAGAATTATCTTTCACAGAAAGTGGAGCATATTGATAGCGTACTAAGTATCTAAAACCTTCTTTTGTTTCTCCGTCTAAACCACTTTTAGCTGTTGCCCTTCCTTTTGGCACAGAAGCCATTTGAATTTGCTTGTCTAACTTTTCTTCCTGGTCATAATCAACAGGCCTTTCATCTACTAATTCATAGCCTAATTCAAAAAGTGTTTTTTCATTATCTCCTAAATCATTAACAAGCTCCTCTGTATGGACATCCACATCACTTGAAAGCTTTTGCCCTGTTTCTTCTTCTTTTTGTTCTTGAGTCACTAGAGTTTCATCTGTGAATTCTATAGGTGTTAAAGTCTGAACGTATATTTTAAGAGCAATACTATTGACAGCAAGTATGTCATCAATCGCATCAATGATGTCGTTTTGATATGGTCTTATAACCACATTTTCAAACAAATTGTGTGCATTTTCTATCTCTTCAGAGTTGCTGCCTAATCCATTGTTATTGTCTCTGATCCCTACAAGTAGAGGAGAAGTGATTCTGTGTGCTAAAAGAAGCTTTCTTGTGCATTCCTCTGCGATGTACTGATAAACATCTGCTGCATCACTTACTGAAATGTCTTCTATTGTTGTTTTATTCTCTGGAGAATCACTAAAAGAAACAATTACTTTTTCGCCATTAACACCTGTCAGCTTATTCATGATCTCTGATTTAATCATTTGCTGTTTTTCAAGTGTAGGCACGCCATTTGTCATCGAAATTAACTTACCAGAACTGAAGTTATTTGATACTTCATTGACCAAAAATTCGGAAATTAGTGCTTCTAAGTTCGAATAATTTATACTCGAAACTTCTGGCGGTGGCGAATAGTAGTGCATCGAAGGAATATGCCTTCTTATAATGTATATTTCATTCTTTGCTCCAGAGCCAAAGACAGGAATTCGTGTAAGCTTATCTCCTTCTTGGTATTCATCCCACTTAGGGAAGTAATAATAAGCGTTTATAACGCCCTTATGGTCGCATTTCTCGGCTCTTAATGTCTCTCTGTTAAAATGGGTAACCTTATCAACTTTAGAGCCATTGTAGGTCACTTGAAAGGCTGCTTCTCCAAGTAGCTTATAAGCTAAACAAATACGCTTTAAATCTTTATCTTTAAATAGCCTTTTAAAGTCTGCGAATTCGTCTGGTCCTCTGCTCG